GTCGATACGACCGCCGCCGTGGCAGCAGGACAGGTGTAGAGCGTGGAGTGCTCAAACGCTGTCAGCGTTCCTGTCGCTGCCGCGCTGGTCACATCAGACGCGACCGAGGCGAACGAGAGAGTCGTACTCGTTACAGCCGTGACGGTGCGAATACCATCGAACGCTGCGTCCGCAGTATCCATCGCAACGCTTACCTGCTGGCCCACGCCAATAGAGTGCGCTGCACTCAAAGTCAACGTCGCTACGTTGCTGGTGAGTGCTTTGTTCGTGACTGAGAGCGCCGACGCGCTTGACGCGGCTTGTCCCAACACTTTGTAGGTTGTCGGCATTATTTACGCTCCCATCAAGAGAAATACATCGGGTGTTGAGCCACCACCGCCGGATGAGGCAGCCCACTTCACGCCCGTCGCTTCCGCTGAGTCAGCGGTGAGGACGAACCCATCTGTTCCAACTGCTATCCGAGCAGCCGTGTTATCAGCAGACCCAACTACTAGGTCGCCTTTCGCATCAATCAAAGTCTCAGCGATGAATGTTCCTGTGTTTACTTCCAGCCAGTTCGCGCCGTCATAAACGTGCATCGCGTCATCCGTGCTATCAAAGTAGAGACTACCTTCAACCAGAGCGTTGCCGTCGTTGTCGGTAGTGGGTTCCGAAGCGAAAACGCCGAGGTACCGATCATCGAATTGGTCATACGTCGCAGCCGCACTCGCGGCACTAGCAGCGGCGGCTACGGCAGAAGCCGCAGCATTAGTTTCGCTAGTCGCTGCATTGGTCTGCGATGTTGCACTCGCAGTTTCAGATGCAGATGCCGCTGACGCGCTAGAAGCCGCAGCGTTCTGGCTTGCAAGTGCAGCCGCAGCCGAAGCAGCGGCGTTCGTTTCTGAGGATGCGCTCGCTGTCTGAGACGAAGCCGCAGTCGTCGCGCTATTCGCGCTCGCTGTCGCGCTGTTCGCACTATTAGTTTCGCTGGTCGCTGCCGCTGTCGCGGAGGCAGCAGCAGCCGTAGCGGAAGTCGCGGCGTTTGTGGCCTGAGTGGTCGCTTGAGCGACCTGGCTAGTGGCAGCAGTATCCGTGTAGTTCTTGGTCGCAGCATCTTGCGCCGAAACCGGATCACCAAGTCCGGTAATCTTGTTCGCACCAGCAGCAAGGTCGCCACCGAGAGTCGCAGACGTTAGCGTCTTGTTCGTCAGCGTTTGAGTCTCAGTCTCACCGACAACATTCGATGTGAGGGCGAGCCCGTGAACATTATTGGTCGCGTCCTCATGCTGACGAGACTCACGAAAATCACGACCGCTAAAACCATGCTCTACCTGAGCACCCGCAGAGTGAGCAACGGCAGTAGTAGAATCAACGCCACGAGTAATCGTCAGGATCGTACCGGAAACGTTGGTACATTCGACCAACTCTTCATCGACTGTGTCCTTGTCAAGGATGACTGTAAACGGATAACTTGTCGGAAACCCTGAAGCCAACGCCACAGTAATAGACGTGTCTGTTGAGTTAATGCCACTGACGAGTGTTGTTTTTCTCGCCGTAGATGAATAGTAACGTGTCTGCGCCATGTCTACCTCTCGTAATGTGCGCGGATCGGGTTCTCTGCTTGTTGCTGACGACGGACCTCTTCAAGCCGGGTCCTATACAAGCCAAGAAGATACTTACCAAGACGTTCTCCCGCCCCAATGGGACGCATGTTAGCAGCCAAGTCAGCGGTTGCGCTCAAGCCGCTAACAAGCGGTGTCTCCAAATACGGTACCATCCGATACGCAGCACCAAGACGCACAACGTCAACTGCGCTGTCGGGTAGCCCGGTAGCACTGAACAAATCAGTGTCTTCCGACAAGGGCTGCGGGGGTCCAGCGGTGCGCACATGAATCTGCTGACCTGGTACCGGCTGCTCGTACAGGCTCAACGCCGGACCACCTGACGTGTACGGTCGGAGTTCGTACTTGCGGATAGGAACAAACTCAAGGGACGGACCAACCTGCTTACCCGCTACGCGCAGAACGTGGCGTGCGTTCGTGTTCGTCAAAGTAAAGTTTACTTTAGTCGGGTCAGCAGTTAAAAACTCATCAGTGATAGCGAACAAATCAGGGTACACAGCGGAGATGCTGTCGTTTACGGCCTGACGGACACTAAACCTGGGGAACTGCGGGGATGAAACGACTCGCGTACCAGCAGAGTGAGTGGCAGCGTCAGTGCCACGGAAGCCACGCCCGTATGGGGGTATGGTTATTGTCTGCGAGGCGCGGTCAACGTTGTCAACCTGAATCAACTCGTAGCCAATCTCAACAACACCCCGGGAAATACCCGATGCGTCATTGATGGAAGCCGTCAAGTCAGTGGTATTTAAACCACCCAACAAATACGTGGACTGATCCTGCTGATTGGTGAAGCCAGAAAGGTACAGCAAAGTAGAGTCAACGACTTCACCTAAAGTTGTTGTCATGCTCCAGCCGCCTTAATCGCCGCCATCGACGCTTCGTGGTTACTCTTCTCAGGCTGCAATCCGATGCTCCTAGCGTAAGCGTAACTCTTTAAATCCCGGTTAACCGTTGAAGCCCAATCACCCGAATAGCGAAAGTTAGCGTTACGAGCGCAAGCACCCCAAGAGCCACAGTCTTGAGTTGGGCAACCAGTCCTGCATTTACTCATTAAACGTCCTCAATGTAAGAGCCAAAGCCAGCGTCAGTTATTTGCGTTACCTGTGCATCCGTCAATTCGTGGCGATGACCACCCAGGTAGTACGAGTCCGCAAGTCGCAGTCGCTCAGCAGATGGAAATGACACCAGCGAGCCGACCCCACTTTCAATAACCAATGTCTTAGGAGTTTCCGTGGTGATGAGCACGCCAAACAAAGCGTCAGTCGCGTACTTTTCAGTAATTTTTGGAGTGCTAAGAATCTTCACTAAATCTCCATAACGTAGGAGGGGCCGTGGAATTGCAACGTCACGACCCCTCCCGTGTGTTACTCAGGGTTTAGGTTGGGTTTGCACCAATCGTTGAACCCGAAGTGATTTTACGTAGTGCCTCTGTGCGATAAAGTGCCCATCCGCAAACGCTATACCACCCTATCGGACGGAAACGAGAAAGTCGATCCACAACCGGACCAAGTTTCACGGACGGTTCAACTGCGCACGCCTCCGCGAGAGCCTGCTGGCCCACGATGAAGGTGCTGTACTCGTCCTCGCCGCCGGAAGCGGAAGCAGACGACAGCGGAGCGCGGGAGGTTTCGATGACGTAAGTGCCACCGTAAACGCCCGTGGTCTGGTTGAGGATAGCCCCAACGTTAGGCTCCGTGTGCTTGCGAATATCCTCAAAGGACAACGCGCCGGTTTCGCTGCGAAGGTCGAACGCAACGTCCGGGTGCATGTAGGCCGCGTAGAGTTGGCCTTGACGGGGGACAACATTGTCACCGCGCAACTTAGCAACTGCCTTGCGGATGTTGGTGCCACCAAAGGTTGCACCGTCAAGGTCTTCGGTCTGTCCGGCAGCCGCGCCGTCCAGAACCGCAGACACAACCGAGTCAAGGCTGTCGATCATGTTGAACGCGATGATATTCCCGATTGCAGGATCGATGTCTGCAAATGCAGTCTCCTGCACGTACCGGGTGTTGACGACAGCGTTGCCATACTCCTTGAGAATGACACTCACCTGATCAACGTCATCCAGTGCCGCTGCGTCAACGTCGGTCACCTCAGCCAACGGAGTCGTTGCCTGGGCGAGGTCGTTGTACAGAGAGAACGTCACAGCATAACCAGGCATAGCCTGCTGCACCGGACGCTTATCAGCCAGGTCGCGGAACACAACCTGGGACCTCAACTGGAAGTCCACCATCTTGTCGTATGCACGCGCAACCAGGTCGTCAAAGCCTGTGCCCGTTCCACCTGCTGCGAGTGTGCTGCTAACTGTCGGCGGTGTCTTAATGGACGCGCCGGAGTTAGTCGCTGAGTCGATGAAATTATCAGCCATTTTTGCGATTCACCCCCTTAAAGGGTCTAGTAGTGATTGGTTTATTTGACCGGACCATTCGGGTTGCCGAACAATACCTCGTTTAGTTCTTCTTGAGAAGTAGCCGCTTCAATGCGGCTCATGATATCTCCCGCGCTAGCGGCAGGAGCATGTGAGGTTATGTCAGCCATTCGACTGGCGGCCTGGACTTCCTCAGAAGATTCCTGAGGACTGCCCGCACTAATTCCAAGAATGTCAGCGTTTTCGTTAATCCACGCATTAACATCCTCAGCAGTTACTACCTCGTTAGGCATGAACTTCGACATGCGAGTATCCAAGCCATTCGCGGTCAGTGCGCCTTCAATGACACTGTTTCGATTAGCAGTTGAAAACTCTTCAACCTGCTTGCGAAGTTGCTCAATCTCTTTCTGCTTAGCCTTGTAAGCCTTGCGTAATTGTCGAACAACATCTGTACCCAGATCGTCACCCAGGTTGTCAATATCGAACTCGTCATTTTCTGACACGGTGTTTCTCCCTATCTCTATGTGAATCGCCAGCCGCAACAAACACCTGGGGAAGTGCTGTTGGCTCTGACTACCGGGCTGCTACACGCTGAGGGCCGGTCGGTCCCAGTCGGCGTGGACGAGGTGGGAGTCGAACCCACGTACCCTGACCTACCCTCGTGGGGTTTTAAATCAGGGTCTATCCAATGTTCTCGCCCTAGTGGTTAATAACCACTGGTGCGGCTTAAGGTGCTAGATGTTATTCCTGACCTTCCACCGAAACGTGCTCGCTCGCGGGATCGTAGTCCCCGAACTTTTCTTGAGGCGGACTGGTCTAGGTTTGCGCTAGCCAGCAAAGCCTCACTGTCAGTTAGTTCACTGCCTTCGATATCTGCGAGGCGAGAAACCTCGTCCCGCAGTTCTACCGCGCTATCAATAGTCTGTTGGTACTGCCCCGGAAGAAGATCGCCTTCACCAGCAATATCAGCCACCCGGCTGGCGGTCATCTCGTTAATGTCCAAACCTTGCCGTGCAGCCTGAGCACCCATCAACGCAGTGTTAGCAATCTCATTAACCCTAGCCATGGTACGATCAGGGTCAAGCACGTACTCCGTCAACGTTGTCGTGTCAATACCATAGTAGTCCCGTAAGGCGGCAGCCTCTAAGTTATCTGGGCTAGCCACCAGGCGGGCAGCATCACCGATGCGAGCACGAACCTCGTTCACGCTAACACTGTAGTCAGCAACCAGTTCAGCGATAGCATCAAACTGGTCTTGCGTGCCGTCTGTTCCTAGAAAGTCACGCATGCCCGCTTCACGAAACACTTGCCGGTAATCACGCTCAAGGTTTAAATACTCAGTCTCGTTGCGAACGTCCGTTACTCCCTGCTCACGCAAACGAAGAAAACCAGCGAAACGCCGCTTGTACGGCTCAAGGGTACGCACCTCAGCCACCAACACCTCAGGCTGGTTTCCGTATTCCCGGATTAGGCGATCCACTTCCCCAAGCAATTCTTCCATGCCGCCCCAGGCAGAAAACATATCCTGCAAGAAAGCCCTAGCAGCCTTATTCTTGCGGACGGTTTCCGCGCTAGGACCCGCAGGAGCCGCTGCTGAAGTGACCTGGTTACCTCCGCCACCACCGCCACGGGCAGTCAAAGCGGCAGCAAGGTCAGCATTTAAACGAGCAATAATGCCTTGAGCCTGGGCTGCTTCAGGTAGGCCAGCGTCCACAATCCTCTGATGCTGAGCGATGGACCCCTGTAGGTTCCTAATGTACTGTTCATGTGCTGCGCTCATTATGCGTATCCAAACACTTTAGCGAGAGTGTTAGCAGCGGAAACGTAGGTTTGCTGACCATCGGGACTGTACTGCCATTCATCCAACTGGCGTATCTCCTTCTCCGCC